CCCGACTTTGTTAAAATACATGCAGATCGTGATCTCGCAATTATAAGGTTTAAAGATTGTCAGCCCCATAAAGACTTCTACAAACACTTACCCGAGAAAATGATTGATGTTAAAACCGAAGGCCCAGGACGAGTAACTATTTTGAAAGGCGATCGTTGTTATGTTAAAGGATCTTATATGGTTCCTCGAACTAGAAAAACAACGCTAGGCGGATCAGTACAAGGTTATTATGTCGTTGGTGCCCAAGGTGAAGATGGAGAGTGCGGTGCCCCATACGTACTTTTTAATCCTGCATTTGATAAGAAATTAGTTGGTATTCATATTGCTGGCAACAATTATGACAGCTTAGTAGCTCCTATACTAAGATCTGACATCGATGAAGCTCGTGAATTTAATGCTGAAAATGCTACTAAAGATGAAATTATGATTTCAAATTGTATTGAAACCGATATTATGATTCCTGGTGAAACAGGAACTTCTATTAAGCCCGATTTCGGTTATTTTCATCCTGGTATGCGTGTAGTAGGCAAATCAAATACTAACTTTACGTTCCCTGGAGCTACTCAACTAGCAAAGACCCCTATTGCTAAAGGTGCTCATTGTAATGGTATATGGATGAAGCCCCCTTATCCACTTACCACCGCACCAGCCAAGTTACGACCTGGCATTGATAGTGAAGGAATCGAACGTGATCCTCTAAAGCTTTCTTTACGTAAGTTATTAGGAAAAAGGACTAAATTGCCCCCACCAGAAATAGGTGATATGGATGTTTGGGATGGTGTATTTCCAGATGATATGTTTAAGCATGAACTTAAGTTGCTTACTATCGAGGAAGCCGTATTTGGCGTACCTGAAATTAACCTCCCAGGCATAGATATTTCTACTTCTAGCGCTTTTCCTTTTTCTGCTCATGGTATCAAACGTGAAGAATTAATTAATAAAGATACTAAATTTATTCACCCTTGTATAAGAAAAGCGGTTGAATATCGAATTACTGAAGCTTTAGCAGGAAGAATTGTACCCATGGTAGCTATAGGAACATTAAAGGATGAAACTCGTCCTTTAGATCGTGTTGACAAATTTTACACTCGCATTTTTGAAAATGGAGAATTAGATCATTTAATTTTCTGTCGCATGGCAATCGGCGCTATTATGATTGCTGTGGAAAAATGCAGAACTGGTGACATTCAAGTCGGCCTTAATCCCTATAGTTCACATTGGCGTATACTTTATGAACGTATGATTCGTTTCGGAAAGCAAATGAAAAACATAGTAGATCACGATGTATCACGTTGGGATCTTAACTATGTATTTTACATCGCACACCATTATGTTCGACAATTACGTAAACGAGGTATTATCACTGATGAAAATTGGCTTTGTATAATTTTCTCGGCTCTTATTTCTTCATTTTCCGTTTATATTGTTATCGGCACTATGGTTGTGTGGACCACAATTATGCCTTCCGGATGTCTTGTTACGTCCTTTTTTAATTCAATTCTCAATTCTGTTAAACATAGAATTATCTTTAAAAGACAGTCGCGTGAACAATTTGGCTTTCCTTTAAAGTTTGAGAATCATAATGAGTTATTGGTATTTGGAGATGATGACAATCACTCCATTGACCCTGAAATTTTGAACTGGTTTAATGGCCAGATAATAGCTGAACAAGCAAAGCTGTTATTTAATCATGAACACACCGATTCACTTAAATCTGCGATTATACCTAGAGGTAGGTCGGAAGATGAAATCGTTTTTCTTCAACGAAAATACGTTAATCGGGATGGTCACATTATGGCACCATTAAATCCAGAATCATTAATATCGATGACTCAATGGGTTAGAAAATCAAAAGAGTTTTCAGTAGAACATCAATTTATGCTGAATGCTCATAATGCACTTATGGAG